AAATATCAAGGCTTTCTTTTGGGATTTCTCTTTCGTAAACATCTTTTGGATAATATTTTGGCTCTCCATAGTTTAAAACAAAAGTTTGCCTTGCATACTTATCCATATCACAAGCGAATACTTCTTCGTATGCAATACCTAACCTAATTAGAGCCTGATTAAAAGCTCCTACGCCACTAAAATCTGAACCTATTTTTATTTTTGTCATAACTATATTTTAAAAAGGAACATTATCTTCGTCTTCATCGTGGTCAAATGATAGTCCGTTTGGTTTAACATATTCTTTTTTTGAGAAAATCTTTTCGCCTTGATATTCCCAATACATTCTTCTTTTTGTAACATCTAAATACATCTTTATTTCCCCTTGCTTGGCTACACTTTGAGGTTTTGCTTTTGTAACTATAAATGAGAACTCGTTTTTGTGTCCTTGTGTTCTATGAATAGTAATCATCACTTTGCCATTATTCCACCACTCTGAACCACCTTTTAAGTCGTCTGGCTTTGGAGGAACTCTATTACCATTCTTGTCCTTTTCAATTCCATTTCTAGGATGAATTATAGTATGTAAATGTAAATTATACTCCTCCGCAATCATATTTCTGTAACTTAAAACATCCTCAAGATACTTGTCATCTCGTCCAAAGGATTCCCCATTACTATCTTTTCCATGTCGTAAGTCTTTCCAACTATCAATAGTAGCTGTTTTAATTCCATGACTTTTTTTTAATTCAACAGCTAAATCCCAAAATTGATAAGGAGTTATTTTTGCTTTTCTATCAGTTTTGTGCAAAATAAAAAAATGCTGTAAAACCCAATCAAGCTCTTTTAAAGTTTCTGCTTCTGTAATATAATTTGAGTTATGGTATCTTTTATCAAATGTTTTACCAGTAATTTTATGAATAAGAATACCAATAATTTCATCTTTTGTTCCAACATCCGGAACATAAAGCAAATGTTTCCAACCATAATAAGACGATGTGTTTAAAAGAAGTTCTAATAACACCTCTGTTTTTCCACTTTGAGCATATCCTGTCCAATCTGTAACTCCTGGCAAACTCATTGTATAATATTCGTGAAGTATAGGAAAGCCCAAAAATACACCACGCAAAGCACCTTTTTCTCGATAGTCAATTATACTTTGCACAACATCATTGCGCTCAAGAATTTTAAATCCATCTATGTTCATAAATATTAATGGTTATTGTGTCCTTTATTTGAAATTGGTTTCTTGTGTTCCATTGCAGCATAACGCTCAAATATCTCTGGTCTTGATAAAAAGTCAAAGGTAACATATTTGTAATCGTTGTCCTTGTGATGATTGTCGTTTGAACAGTTGTCAATTACTTTTTGAATATCATCTTTTGTGTACCCCTCTTTTAATCGTTTCCGGAACTTTATTTTTGCTTGTTCTGAAATAATTCGAGCTTGTTTTTTGAATACTTTATTGAAGTAAGCTATAAGCCTATCAAAGTCTATTTCTGTTGAGGTATTTTTTTTGATTTCTTTAAGGTTAATTCTTGAGGAAAAATCAAGAACTTTCAAGTCATTAACCAAAACGGTTTCGCCTTTTAGCGTTGAAATCAATAATTTGAATGTTTCGGCAATTGTTTGGTCTGATTCATTTTCAATACCACAATTAATGTTTAATGTTATTGTTTTGACGTTTTCCATTTTACTTGTTTATTTTGCTGTGGAAAATTTTTATTGTGCTTTTGAATTTGATTACATCATCTTTTCTTTCTGATAAAAAATAATCAATATATGCACTTGCTTGGTCGTATTTACATCCGACAACTTCTGATATTAAAGTCAAACTGTTGTCGGATGAATTGAAATACAAATCAAGAATCTGTTTCTTTTGAGATTCTGTTAGTTTGTTCATTATCAGAATGGCAGGTCATCGTGTTCCTCCTCGTTGAAGTTTGTTGCCGTTGCTTGTGCTTGAGGTTGACTTGTTGCTTGAGGCTGAGATTGCGATTGTGATTGATTTTCGTTTTTAGAACCAAGTAATTGAATATTCAAAACATTGATTCCTAAATTTGAAACAAGAGTTCCATCATCTTTTTGCCAAGCTCTTGATTGAGGTTTTCCTGAAACAAAAACTTGCGTTCCTTTTTTAAGATATTGTGCAACCGCTATGTTGTTTCCCCACTTTGCACATTCGTACCAAGAAGTATTTGAAACTTTTTCTCCTTGCCTATTTATATAACTTTCTGATACTGCTACCGAGAAATTGATTACTTGGTTTTCTCCAAAATCTTTTACTTCTGCATCTTGTCCTATGTGACCGATTATTTCTATTCTTTGCATAATTTTTGTTTTAAATTAATTTTCCTGATATTAAATATTCCTCTGCCTCAATAACTCTTTTGGTTAAAAGTTCTTTATCCTCTTTTGGGATTTCAAATTCAAATTTAACTAAATTTGGGTATTCAATTCCATCAGGAATATAAGGCAACTCCTCAATAGGTTTTTCGTAAATAAAACGATATTTCCATTGGTCATCGTTCATGTTTTTCTCAATGAAGTCGGTGTCCTCAATCAATCTTCTCATTTCAATTAATTGCGATTCCGTTGGCATAAAAGCAATAGCCTCTCCTTTATCAAATCCCATAATACAAGCATTTGATACTATCTGCCAATATTCTTCTTTAAAATCCTTTTTTAACTTCTCCAAATCCTCTAAAATTAAAACACTTGAATAATTGTAGAAGTTCTCCGGATAGTAGCATTTAATTTCTGAACCACAGTCTTTCTTTTTTAGATCAGGACTTCCGGCCCAAAAAGGATATTCCGGATGCAACATACTTTCTTGAGAAGTCAAAGAATACTCAAATCCTAACAACCCCTCTTTCCAATACAAATAAGCCTCACAGAATTTCCCCCAACTCATCGCTTGATTGTAGAAGTTAGTATCGATAGAACGCCCCAATGAACGCTCGGCACGTCTTTGCTTTATGTATGTCAAAGCACCTGCAGAAAAACCATCGTCAATATTCTTTTTTTGACTTTTTGGGTTTTCTAATTTATGATTTTTTAATTCTTCTTCTGTCATTGGACGACTTCCAGTTCCTAACAAAACGTGAATTTTACTTGAGGTAAATCTACCTATACGGTTTACATTGCTTATCATAAATTATAGTCCTTTAAGGTAAGACAATGTTTTCTCGTAGGCAGAAGTTTCCTTTTGGTCGATTACTCTTTTTATGCCATCAAATTGATCGGATGGAATAGATTCTTTAATCAATTCAAAAGTAGTTACCAATTCGTTGTAAATTGATTCGGAAGAACCATCATTGTCGGCTTCGGCTTTTGCCTTGTCATAGGCTTTTGCACTTTCTCCACAAACAGCGAAATGGTCAATCAATTCTTTTTTGTCGCGTAGTTCTTTTGGAATAGATTTCCAAAGTTTTGTCAATTCATCAGCTCCTTGTTCACAAACTAATAAAGCCTCTGACTTGTATCGTTCAATTTCAGCATCAACTTTTTCCCCACCATCAAGCCACTTTCTAATTTTCTTTCCGGTTTCAACACCTAAATAAGTGTTACCGTCTCCAAAGGCATCTTTCAAAAATGATGGTACTTTTAAATGCTTTTGGTTTTTACCCTCATTCGCCATAAGAACGGACGCGGTAAGCTCAAACATAAAGTTTTTTTCACATACCGGTTGAAGCCCCTGAGAAGTAAATTCACTTTTACCATTAATCATTTCTACTTTCACTTTTTCTCTTGCTCGGATGCAACAAATGATATTCATATTTGACTGTAAAAGCACGTTCATAAATTTTTTGTGTTCTCTTTTAGCCTCAATCCAATTGGCTACTTTTCTAGGAGAACCATCAGCTTTTGGAGCATTTGCAATATCATCACAACCTCCATCTCCCTCCCATTCGTGCGTAACCGAATCAATTACCAAAACTTTTACTCCGGCATCTTGAAACTGTTTTATTGCTTGTGCATATCTTGTTGGAGAAAACGGAGGGTATAAATCTCCAATCAAAAACTTTCCGTCAAGGATGTCAGCGTATAAAGAACCTCTTTTGTTCTCAGTATCTAAAAATCCTATTTCTTCCGGCTTGTCAACTAAACCTCTTGCCACTAACAACGCGGTATATGTTTTACCATCTCCGGATTGACCAGCAAATCCCAATACTATTTTACTTTGTCCGCTTTGTACCGGACGAATGTTTACTACACTCATTTTTCTATTTGTTTTTTAAGGTTATTTTGTTTCGATAATTCTTGCGTACCCATAATGGTCATCCCAAATCAATTCAGAAGTTCCATCTTCTTTCATATACCAATATGCCCCTTGAGAAAAATAAATATTATCAAAATTCTCAATCTCAAAATTGATGTGCCAACTCAATGACTTTACAATCTTTGCATTTTTAAAATGATATTTTACCTGCAAACTATTTGGAGTTATCATTACTTTACTTCTTTTATTATACTTAAAATATCTACATTTTTTTGATAATTTTCTATGTAGTTTTTTATAAATCCCCATTTTTTAGTTGGAGTTGTTTTCATAAGACTTAAACTTGCCTGTGAAATGTTTAAATCTTTTGCTATTTCTTTTTGTGATTTACCTGTTATTTCAGACAATTTATCTATATCTATTATATATTTCATAATTCGTTGTTGTTTTATCAATTAAAAATCTTACTTTAAATCTTCCTAAAGCATCTTTTTTTATAGTTTGTTTGCAATTTTCTCCTAATCTATTTTTAAAATCAATTGCGTGTTTTTCGCTATAAAATACTTTAGTTGCGTAATTTTGTATTCCTTTCATAACAAAAAAGCTACTTATAACAGCAATTACACGCTATTGCTACATTGTGATTAATTTAAACTTTATTTTGAACTTCAATTACGTTTCTTATTTTTTGTAAATCTTTATTCCAATGTATTGGATTTACATAAATATTCAAAGGATCAAAAATGTCAATATTCCTCCCATGCGTAAATCTTATATTTATGTTAGCAGGGTTCTTTTTTGTTCTTAATAAAAAATTTACAGTTGCCATTATATTAAATTTTATATAGGTAAAGCCATTCGTTGTATAATATTTGTAGAAACGTGTGTGTATATTTCTGTAGTTTTACTACTTGAATGCCCTAAATGTTTTTGAATTATTCTAATATCAGTTCCAGATTCAAGAAGAGACGTAGCATTGCTATGTCTAAGTTGATGAAAATGATATTCTTTTCCTAAATACTTCTTTACAATTTGGTTACAACTTCTTTCTGAATACCTTAAATCAAACTGACCATTAAAAACATATTCTTTTGGCCAATATTCTTTATGATATTCACGCAATGTTTCAAGAACTTTTTCAGACAAAGCTACTATTCTATCTTTTTTACCTTTTGCATTTTTAATATGTATCAACATTCTTTTTGAATCAATATCTGTTTGCTTTAAATTACAAACTTCACTTACTCGCATTCCTGTTGAATATGCTAACATAATAACTGCTTTATGCTTTTTGTTTTCAATATTTAAAATCCTATCAAGTAAAAACTCCTTATCAATGATTTTAGGTAGTTTTTTTTCACTTCTTGGATATTCAATATATCTAAATTTCATAGGTTGCTTAATTGTAATTTTATAAAACAACTTTAAAGCTGAAATAGCATGGCACATTGCATTTCTTGTTTTAAATTCCAATAACCAATTTTTAATCGCAATTTCATTAATTTTTGCTGGTTCTGTAAATTCTTTTTCTTGACTTTTTAAAAATATATCAACTTGGCAAGAATAGTTTTTAATAGTATTTTCGGAATAGTTTTTTAAAACTAAATCTTTCCGATACATTTCAATGTACTTAGGAATATTCATTGGCTTACATATTGATTTTATTGGTTATTTTAAAGGTTAAATACATATAATAGTTA